TTTACCCCGTCCAGAAGGATCAATAGACATGACAGACCCTGTGTACGGTATTAGTTCTCCTACAAGACTGCTAGGACGTTTGTAGCGGTCTCCTGCCAGTCCTACATTAGGTAGTGTTCTATCGGCTTTCTCAGGGTCTGACGACCACACGATCTTTTCAGGGGCGGTATCAACGTCAACGTCGTGAATGATAAGGTCGTTAATCTTTAGGGGATAACGGTCACGATCACTCAGCTTAGGGTTTAACATGAACTGCAACGCAAACCCGGTACGACCGTAAGACAGCTGACGTTCTTCAAGGTCCATATCACTGAAGCGTAAGGGTTCTGTGGATGTGCCTGTGGTCTCAGGAGTTATGTTATCTCGTATAAAGGGTGCAAGGGCTGGACCGTAGTTGTTATCAGCGTCCTCCTCCTTTGGGTATTGTGCGGGCCATACACGCTGCTCATAGCCCCTCTCTGCCAGTTTAGTGTACAGGCTGTCCTCGCATTGGGGTGTACCAAGAAATACAATCCTAGAGCTTTCTAGAGGCTTTATAATAGAATCAAACTCTTTGACGGCTTCGTCCAGCTTATCCCGTAGTCCTTGTGTTTGAGAGTTAGACGGTACTTCTACGTCGTCAGCTACGATTATATCAGCACGGGAACCAGTCAGCTGGGATGTTACTCCTAACGACTTAACGGAGGGTGCGTGAGAAGCAGGAGCACCGTTAACGTCAAAAGCTATCTTACTGAATCGTTGGTTCTCTGATGGTTGTAGATGTTGTAGACATGGGATGTCTTGTATCAGACGTAATGTAAAAGTAGAGAAGTCATCTGATCTATTCTTACTGGCAGACACAACAAGTATGTTTTTTGTTTGGTCAAGTAGTAGTTGATGAACAACAAATGCTGAGGTTATCCAGCTCTTACCACACCCACGAAATGCTTGAATAACGGAACGACGGGGTCCATTTTGCAAGTATAAAGCCATGTCGTACTGTAACGGAGTAGGGTCAGGCAGGTTAAGGTGTCGCCAAACAAGACACAGAAAGTTTCTAAAGTCTCGTAGTTGTGGTGGTATCTCTTGGTGTTTCTTCATCAGTTAACAATAAAAAGGAGCCGACGTTATATTGCCGACTCCTTTGAAGTATAAGGGAATGTAGTAAGAAGTTAAAGTTGTTTCTCGATGGGTATATCGTCTTGTTGTTCTTGAGGGAACGGTAACGCTTTGAACTCATTAGCTAAATCGTTAACAGGAGTACCACTACGATTATCTACCGTGATGTTGTTATCCTTTAACCATTTACCGACAGCGTTCATAAGAGCCGGGTTGTATTCCTCCATAGCTTTCATGTAACCTACTGCACCTTTGCACAGATCAGTATAACTGTCTGCAAGTTTAGCTCCTTCTACGTGATCCTTCATAAATAGTTACTCCTCAAATTCTAACGCTTTTATTGACTCTAACGCAATCAATCTAGTTTTTAAAGTGGCAATAGATACTTCTACAGCAGCAGTGCTACCACCTCCACCGTTACCTGCTGCTAATGTCCTGTTCTGAAAGAATAAAGGACTAGGACGGGGTCTAGGTCTGCGAAAAGGTTTAGGCATCTGTCAGCACTTCCAACGACGCAACGCCAAAGCTTTACGGGTAGGTCTGCCTTTACTGTCTTTCATTGGTCCTTTTACTCCTGACATCCTAGCACAGAACGAACGCTTACGAGGACCACCACCGGGTTGAGGAGCTTTTAAGTTAGACCCCGTAGCACGATTGTACTTGTCACGCCCTTTCTTTGTGAGTCCACCTTTACGGCTTTTCTCACCTCTGCCTATCGACAGTGATACACCTTTACGCTTTTTTGCCACGACCCTTAAGAGTAACACCACGACGTCTTAACGTTATGATGTCAGCTTGTGTTATCTTCTTTTTGTCACCCGCTACAGCAGCTAGGCGTTTTTGTTTAGGACTGTATTGTGAGTACGGCATGACTACTTCTTAGGAAACCCACGCTTCATATTAGCGTAAGCTTTAGGTGATACAGTAGACTCGCTTTTCTTACGGCTAATACCTAAGCGTTTACGTCTATTCATGTTGTAGTATAGTCCTTTTTTCATCTCTTCATTAGCAGCTCCATCATACGATCAAGCTTAGTGTTTATCTCTTTAATATTTACTTCAAGACCACCCATACGGTTCTCAACAGCAGTGTCTCGTTCCCGTTGGGCAGCCAGTTCCACCTCTATCTTAGTCAAACGTCTCTCATCACTATCCAACCGATCTGTCAGCTTTTTAATCATCCATCCAATAACACCTAATATAATAGCAAGGGCAGAGTCGAGAAAGTGGGAGATGGTTTCAGTCATCGTATTATTAGTGTAAAGCTACCCAAGCGTTGTTGGCTCGTCCGTAAAATTTATTCGCGGTTGTATTATACAGCATTTCTCCATCTTGAGGGTTACCGATTGCGTTCATCTGCGTACTATCCATCCTTGGTATAAGCACTCCCCCTACCGTAGAATCGATTTGAAGTGGTGCTGATGGACCTGCTGTATTAATGCCGACCCTTCCCGGACCGCCAGTAGTGCCCGGAGAGTAGACTAAAAGGTGGGGTGTGTAAGTATTACTCTCTATATCCGTTGTATCTGCGTGTATAGCTATACCATCGGCATTAGAAAACAGTACACCAAAATCTTGTGAAGGAGGAGCTTGTGTACCGGGAGTTAACCTTAGATACAAACTAGGTTGTCGATTCCACGCTCCACTTTCATCTTTCCTATTTATAGTGTGTCTAGCTGCGGTAGAGATACTACTTGAAGCATTAATACTACCACTAACATCTAATGTACTTGTAGGAGTCGCAGTGCCAATACCGACCTTACCATCTGACTGTATATTAAATACAGGATCAGTGGTGTTAATGTGTGCTGAGTCAATACTACCATTAACATAGTGTTCACTATCGATAGAATCATCAGCTATTTTACTTCCGTCAACTACATCAGCAGCTAAGTGTACCCTGTCAATACTGCCATCAACATACTGATTGCTATCAACAGAATTAGCTTTCATCTTAGCTAAAGAGACAGCATCATCGGCTATCTTAGCTTCTATAATAGCGCCGTTAGCTATGTTATTTGAATCAATATTACCAGTGGTAAGAGCAACACCAAACCCACGTTCAATGACTACTATGTCTTCGCCACCACTAAGAGTAGGAATTATTGTAAGTGTATCAGTATCAGGGTCTACGGTAAAGTCAGTGGTAGGTTCTTGGACAGCTCCGTCAATACTTACATCATACGCTGTGTCTCCGTTTACTTCAGCACCAGTGACACTGTACGTAGTATTAGCTCCGGCAGTACCTGTGAAAACATATTTATTAGGAGGAGAACTAGCACCTGTTGATACTTGGTTTACTTTAGCATCTACGTAGTCTTTGGTGGAAGCATCGTTTGTGTCAGTAGGAGTAGCAACATTTACTATCTTATTATTACCTGCATCCCAGTTATTAGTGCCAGCCGCCTTCTGCAACGACGCATCGTTTAGTTCACTGATCTCTTCGTTCAGATAACGGTTGTGCTGGTACGCTCTATCCAGTTCACTCTCAGTAAGTACCGATCCGTTCTCAAAGTCTACAAGGTCTATACCGGGTTGACTCTTACGACGTACCCGAACAATCTGTCCAGCAGTAGCACCTGAAGTAAGAACAATCTTAGGCGACGGGGAAGTGACGATAGTGTAGTCAGTGGTCAGTGTTTTCTGTACACCGTCTATTTCAACTATTACGTGTTCGTCCTCTAAATATGGAAAAGTGAAAGCAAAGTCAGTCTGTGCTGCTGTCGCTGTGTAGTCTACGTAGGTCGTTGGCATGATATTATATTATTACTTATTGAGTGAGGAGTTCAAGCACTTAGTCATCGAGTTAACAATTCTAGTATTGACGTAGGTCTTCCTGTTTCCTCCGCTGTTTGTTTTAATTGTTCAAGTGTATCTATGAGAGAAGTATCATCAGAACCAACAAAATCATACAGATAGTCCTTATCTTTTAATAACTGTTTCTTGGTTTCCCTGTAGTACTTTTGCATTAAATTATTAAGTTCTTTCAGTCCTTCATTCACATATACATCGGGTCTAGTTTCACTGGGTTTAAATCCCTGCTCAAATTTATCATTCCACTTTTTATCGTTAATCAATTCATACACAGCGTCCTCTAGTGAACGCTTCTTTCCTTTGTATCTTAAACTAATTTCTCTCAATCTAAGATCAAAAGCATAAGCCAACGTCATTCCTTCTGAGTCTCTAAAATCAGTAAGCTTAATCCCCGGTCCTAGTGTCGAAGGTTTACGTTGTATGTTTTCGTGAGTATCTGTTGCAATTATTTCGTCGAACTGAGTACGGTCTACTGATCTTCTAGGTGCTTGCCTAATAACAGCTTCCGTCATAAACGTCCTATTAGATTGTAAATCATATCCAAAGTAATCTGTTTTCTTATTAACTATACCTTTACCAAATATAGAGTATAACAATCTATCTTTATAGTCTCCCCCTCTTAAATCGTTTATAGCAGCATCGCCTGTAGTTTGATAAGCTTGTGCGAACTTTCTTAATTGAGCAGGGTAAGGAAAATAACTTGTTCCTAGACTATATATAGCTCTAGTAAATACTTCCCCATCCCCGTCAATCAACTCTTCAAAATTCCTAGCACCCTGAGCTAACGGCATTTCTTTAGCTAATTCTTTAAGTGAGTTCTTAATTACGTGTAGTAAGTTTTGCTCTTTAGTTAGAATCTTAGAACCAGTAGCATCTTCCTCTGCTCTAATTTTTAAGAATCCCGCTACATCTGCACCTAAAGCTAAAGGGAAAGACCAAGGTAAAGCAGCTGAGTAATCTGAGTTTAAAGCTTTAAATGGTTCTAGTTTTGTCTTTTGACGCTGATCGTCTGTTAACCAAGCAAGAGAACCAGTCATCATTCCACTATAAGCCATACCAACTCCTATACCAGCTAACGTAGTAGCAACAAAAGTATCGGTAAGTATATCTACGTTATATTCAGTTCTTTGTGCTGTTAGTCTAATTGATTCCTCTTGCAACTCCTGCATTAAATCCGTAGCATTCTGCTTCATCTCAGGTGTTATGTTAGGCTTATTCAGTGTCATTTGAAGACCAACCATTCGTTGTTTAACTTCAGCAAGTCTTCTATTGTATGGGTTGTTTTTAGTTCTAGACGCTAACAATAAAGCAGGAGAACCCACTAATCTAGAACCACGATACACTGCTCGTATAGGGACACCTATATAGGGTAAGAAAGCATTTATAACAGAACCCGGTATGCCATCTCCTGCACTTACATCTTTAAGAAATCCTATAAGTTTTTCTGTAACATAAGTACCTGAAGCTAAATCTAAATCGTCAGTGTTAGCAGCAAACAATAACTCTTGCCTAACTTTGTCTACTCTATCTTGAAACTCGTGATGAGAAGCTAATACCTCCAAACCATCGTCATCTACCCATGCTTTCTTATACGCTTCCTCAGCTTCCTTTACAGCCTTAGCTGAATCCTTTGGATTATTCAATAAAGCTTTTTGATTGGCTGCTGCGTATATATCACCCTTTATTAACTGACGCTTGAAGCCAGCATCTACAGTCTGTATACCTCGAACACCAAGCGACAACAAGTCCATAAACTTACCGTTTGCTATGGTGTCTATAAAATAATTAGCTAAGTTATCTAAGCCTTCTTGTTTTTCTTTTGCACTTCTGTAAGCTTTATTTAACAGAGCAGCTTCTCCTTGTGGTATTCTATTTATATCAGTAGCTAACTTGCCACTCATCTTATCAGTGACATCTATATTCTCCTTAAAAGAACGTTTCAACGCTGTTAAAAATTCTTTATTAAATATACTAAGAACTTTAAGTCCAGCCTGTGCATCAATCGCTGCCATTTTCTTTGCAACATCAGCACTGCCTCCTTCCATCCTTGTTATTATATACCTCGATAAAGGTTTCCACGCTCTCTTATAAACAGCCCCAATACCAGTAGGCACACCAGCTAGGACGGAGGGTAGTTGATCAATGAGTGCTAATTGTCTAGCTTGTTTAACCCAGCGAAATGCTTTAGTTGCAGTAGACACAGCGTCAACGTCCATGCTTTTAAAGATCGCATCCTCCATGTCCTTAAATACTTCTAAGCGTAATTCTTCTTCTTTTATATCCTGAGCTGCACGATCTATATCAGCTAACTTCTTACGCATTCTTCTTTTAGACTCAGCAATTTTTTTACGCAGTTCAGCTGACTTCAGTGGTTTGGTAGGTTCTTTGGGTCTTGCAGCTGTCTCAGCTCTCAACTCTCCCATAACACTACGACCTTCTATATCCGCAACCCTAGCTAGTTCTTTCTCAAGTTCTACTATGTTAGCTATCTCACGTTCAGCTTGCTTGTAGTAATTAATCTTATCTTTTAATTCTTTTAACTCAGGCTCTAGTTCTTTAGCAGGTTTAGTTTTCACCTCTTCAGGTGTCCTCCCAAAACGCTCACGTAATCCGTCTAACTCTTCTTCTAGTGCGTTCCTTTTTGTGGCGTATGCTTTCTGTAGTTGTTCTGCTTTATACTGTTCAGACATCTCCACTCTAGCACGGTCAATCTCCCGTACTCTGTTACGCATATTCTTACGTAAGTCAGCTATGTCTTTAGTAAGTTCCTGTACACGACCCTGTGCTTTCTTTGGTCCTGTAGGTTTAGCCTCTACTTCTGCACGTTGTCTGCCTAATGGTCCTGTTTCTATCTCTAACAAACGAGCACGTTCAGCTTCCAATTCTTTTATTCGTCGTACTTCAGCCTGTGCATCCTTGTAGAATTTAATCTTGTCCTCTAAATCTTTTACTCGTGGGTCTTTTTCTTTCGGTGCAGCAGGTACAAGTTCTTCAGGTTCTTTACCAAACGTAGCACGTAGTTCGTCTAGTTTAGTTTGTAAAGTAGTAATCTTCTTTTGAAATGCTTGCTCTGCTTTCTCAGGTGAAAACTCTTCATCCATTTCACGTCTAGCTTTATCTATATCTGCTAAGCGTTGTTTGATGTTAGCTTTGACTTTAGAAATTTTCGATCTAAGTTCAGTAGCCTTCGTTGCTGGTTTAGTAGGTCCTTTAGGTTTAGGAGTTACAGCAGCTCGTTGTTCACCTAGTGGTGCTACATCTAACTCAGATACTTTAGCAAGCTCTGCCTCTAAACGTTTTACTTCTATGAAATCTTTTTCAGACGCATCGTAGAACTTAATCCGTTGCTTTAAGTCAGCAATCTCAGGGTCTTCTTGTAATTGTTTCTTTTGCTCCTTAGTTAATTTAGCTGGATCACCGAAACGTCCTTGCAATTCTTTTAAACGCTCTTGCAGTTTCTTCTTACGTTTCTGTAAAGCTTTTTCAGCTTTCTCAGCAGCACTTAAACGTTCTGTTGGTTTTCTCTTTTTTCTTTTCTTAGCAGGTTTCCGTGCTTTTAGTACAGCTTTAACATCTACTTCTTCCTCTAAATCTAGTTCTTCAAAGAAATCTTGTAGGTCTTCGTCTTCTAGTATTTCGTCTTCTTTTAAAGTGTTATCTATTTCAATATCAGCCTCATCTTTAGTTGGTGCTTTAGGCTCATCTACTTCAACATATTTATTGTGTTGGTCGAGAATACTAGCATCTTCAGATAATGTTCCTTTACCTAGTGCTATCTCTAAATCAGCTTCCAACTTAGCGTATGCTGCATCTTCTATTTGGTTAGCGTAACTAGCTTTTTGATTCCTCCACGCATACTTATCAGAGTCTCCACGAAAAGCCTGAACACCTCCACCAGCTGCTAACTCAATAGGATAACGTACCTCTCTATTTAGTTTACGTAAGAACTTTACTTCATTGAGAAACTGCTGAATTGTATCAACATCAGTAATATCTTCCCGCAATCTTTTAGAGAATACCTCAAAGTTTCTATTACTTCTTTCGTACAGTCTTTGAGATATACGACCCATCCTTCTGTTGTCCGCTATGTTATCAAAACCGTAAGTCTCAGTACCACGGATCAACGCATCAAAAGCGTCTTCACGCTCGTCGTCTACAAACCTAGGCAGTGCTTCTTCTTCGATAACATCAGGATCATCTTCAACCTTATTAGGTTCTTCTATCTCTTCTTGCTCTCTAGTCTGTGCCGACTCCTCTTCTAAATCTTTTGAAGCTAATAATTCTTCGTCGTTCTTTTTTATTTCGGCAACATCTTCAGGCTCTAATATAGGTGCATCATCTTCTGCCTTAATCTCTGGTAAGTCGTCTGCTACTGGTGCTTGTTCTTGTTTAGTTAATATATCATCAGAAGCTTTTATTTCAGTCAACGTGTCGTCTATTATTTCAACAGCCTGATCTATATTGTTTATCTCACCTTGTATCTTTCTTCTAGCATTGGCACCTGCTCTGCCTTTTAACTTATCCTGTTTAGCTTTAAGTTCTTTTTTAGTTTCTAATAAACGTTCTTTGGCACTACCAGCTGCTTCGTTTGCTTGCTGCCTCCCCCACTTACCTGTGCGTCCCCACACTGAAAATAAAGTATTGAAAGCACCACCAGCGATTCCTGAAAACAAGTAGTCGTATGTGTTGCGTTCTTTACCGTTCATTTGTGCTTCAATCTCTTGACGCAACGCAGACTCAGCTAAACCTAAAGCAGCTCCACTAAAGTATGTTTCTACACCCTCTTTTAGTACGGTCGTACCTTTCCATGCATTAGCTGAACCGATACCCGGTCCTAATCTAAAAAGTTTATCAGCAGCTTTTGTTACTATACCAACACCAAATACAGACGCAGCAATACCTTCACCAGCTGAATACTCGTCCTGCAAGCCCATGCTCTGCCGTATCTGTTGTCCTACGAAGTTTGAAAAACCCCATATAGCAGCTTCAGTCGCAGCAAGCCCAACAGCACCCGCAACCGTAGAAGAGGGTTCAGGGGTAACAATACCTGCCATAGCTACACGCCTAGCACCATTAGCCCATTTCAAATACTTCTGACTCTTGTGCAGCTTCCTAGATAAACCGATCCCTAAACCTAATTCACCCGCTACTCCTAATAATGTTCCCCCTATATAGTTACCTTCTTCTATTTCACCCGCAGCCTCAGCGTACGCATCAATAACTTCTTGAGGTACTTCAGGATTAGATTCAGAAGTTACGGTGTATTCAGGAACTACTGATTCAGTAGGAGGAGTAACATCAGCAGGTGAAGAAGTAGTAGGTAAACCTAATCGTTTTCTTCTTTCCTCTTTATACTTACGGTATTCTTCTTCGGTCATCTAAGTTTAATTAGCTGTGATTCCTCGAAACCATTTGGACCATCGAAAACATTCTGATTTATATAATTAATATCTAAGGGAAGTAAACCAAAAGATTGATACTCTTCTCTAATTTTTTCCTCTTCAGCTGTCAAGGGTTCAGGGTCTCCTTCTACATAGTTACCTTCACTGTCTTCTACGTAACCAATATCTTTGTACATAACAGGAGTCCATCTGTCCATTGTTTTTTGTAGCTCAGCAAAACTGCCAAACAATTTAACATCCCTATAACTAAGACCTGCAGAATCTAACATTGTAGCAGCTTCAGTTGGATTCCAGCTTTGGAAACCGTATCGTGCTAATGATAGTCTTAAATGTTTCTTAGTTTGAAAACCACCTTCTAGCATTTTTTGACGGTCTTGCTTGATAAGTTCAAAGCTTATTTGTTGAGGAACTACAACGGTTTTTCGTCCTACTCGCTTAGTCACCTTCTTAGGTTTCTCTAGCGATTTGAACTCTATAATTTCAGCAGCTTTTCTTTTTTGAGTCTTACGTAATTTAACCTCAGTCTCTAACTCTACACCCATTTCTTCAGGAGTCATAGGGTCGCTAAATATGTTTTTCTTTTTCAAGAATGTTTCGGCTTGCCCTTTGTACCGCTCAGCATTTGTACCAATAATTTCATTAAGCTTACTACGTATCTTGCTCTCTTGGTTTGTTGATTCTAACACTTCAGGTAGCTTAGCTTCTTCTATAAGAGCGTCCTCAAGATCACTAATAACAGATTGAACGTAAGCCTCCCTCATCGACTTTATCATAGTCTTGTCGTTTGTATCTGTTATGCCTTCGCTTTCTATTATACTAGCATCTACTTGAGTAAGTTTATTATCTAGTATAGACGCAGCCTCCTTATAAACATTTAAATCGTACACATAACTACCTCTATCTAAGTCAGCAAACTCTTTCCTCAGTTCATCAAACTCCGTGAATTTTATAGGGTGATTCTTTATAAATTCATACAGTGTTAGTTTAGGGTTTAATTGCTTCTGCTTTCTTAAACCGTACTGAGGATTCTCTATAATATCGTCTTTTGTTGGACCATCTAAAACTACAGGAGCACCGGGTGTTTTAATAGCTTCTATAAAGTTTCGATCTATGTCATCTTTAACTTCCATTAATTGATCGAGCGACTCTTCCCCGCCTTCACGTGCTAATACTTTAAGTGCAACCTGAAACTTTTCAACAGGACTACCGGGTTTAGTTTCATCAAACAAATCTCTGATAGCTTGTTCTTTTCTCTCTTCAGTTAATACAGTTCCATTACCCAATCCATTAAAAGAAAAAGAATCCATTAACTCAGCTTTTAAAATAGGGTTCTGCTCTAACTGCTCTAAGGTCGTTACTTGTAATAAACCTTTGGTAGCCTCTGTTACTATATTAGTATAAACGCCTTTTTTCTTAGTATCCTTTTTATCAGCGTATTTTTCTATAGCGTTGTTTATTTTAATCTCTAAAGGATTGATAGTGTCTTTAGCTGTTGGAGTATTGAATATACGAGATTTGTTTACCTCTGCTGTTTTAAGAACGGACAACATTCTAGCAGCGTCCGTATATCGTTGGGATGCGTACAATCCTTCTAACTGATTAGCGAAGTTATTTACTAAGAATTTACTACGTTCTTGTTTCGTTAGGTGAGGTAGATTCTCTGATAGACGATCGTCGAACACTTTAACAGCGTCTTCAATTCCTACCTCATTTATAACGTACCGACCAGTTACTTCGTCAAACCGATTCAGCAAAGGTTCTAGATATGTGCCAATCTCGTCGCTAATTGTACCAGCTATAAAAGTATCTCTAGCCTTTTCGTACTTCATTGCGATTTCGTTTTTATAGGGAGACGTGATCATACTCCACATGGCCTTACCTGCGGTGCTATTAGCGACACCTTCACCCACGTCACCTACGAATGTGCTCCATTCATCTGTCAAAGTTTGGTCTATAGCTCGTGATAAGTCCTGCTGGGTCCTGTATTTCTCAGGGTTAACTAAGTCTTGTGCTTTGAGATTAAGACTAGGAAGCATCGTGTTATTGATGTGTCGTTTTAACAACGCATCACGGTAAGCTCTGTCTCTGTTAGTCGTAGCTAATACACTAAATCCGTCTACATCTTTCTGTTTCTTCAGTTCAGCTATGACATTCTGTTCTTCAACTAAAGCAGCTCTCTCAACACCGATTTGTTCTTGTTGTTTTTGTAACTGACCGTACTGCTGTAACAACGGATTAACTTGTCCCAATGCATCCGCTAGGTCCATCAACTTGTTACGTCCTGCTTGTTGAACCTGTACAGCGTACTGTCCTCCCCGTTGAATGGTAGGTGATATACCGGG